CTCGTTCCTTCAGGACTACGACATTGTCGTGCATCCCGATTGCAAGTCGCCGGACGGCATATCGCACGTCGTCGATGAGATGACCCTGTACTCGTACAAGGTCGACAAGAAGACACTCAAAGTCATTCCGGAACTGGAAGACAAGAAAAATCACACAATCGATTCGCTTCGATATGCGGTCGAAAACGTGCGTCGCGCGATACCAACCGCACTCGTCGGAACCTATAGAGGACATGATTGATGGCTGACACATACACCCCGCCGGCGATTGGCAAGCCGCAGCCCGACGCGACCAGTTCCGACTACAACACAATGTCGGACTATTGGTGCGCAGTTGACGCCATTCTCGGCGGTGCCAAGACGATGCGCGCAGCGGGGCAGAAATACTTGCCAAAGTTCCCAAACGAAGACCCAGATGATTACGACTTCCGGCGCAAGAACGCGAAGTTCACGAACGTTTTCCGCGACATCGCCGAGAATCTTGCTGCGAAACCTTTCACGGAGGAAGTGTCGCTTAAAGACGGCACCGCTTCCGATCGCATCAAGACGCTAATCGAAGACATCGACGGTAAAGGCAACCATCTCAACGTGTTCGCGCAATCCACGTTCTTCACCGGCATCACGTATGCCATCACCTGGATTTTGATCGACTACACCAAGGGCGTTCCGCCGCAGGCGACGATTGCGCAGGAAAAACAACTCGGCGCGCGGCCCTATTGGGTCCACATCCCGGCACAACGCCTGATCGCGATCTACAGCGACGTGGTCGGCGGTGTCGAGGTGTTCACGCACGCCAGGATCAAAGAGGACGCAGTCCAGCGCGTCGGGTATTCCGAGGTGACCAAGAAGCGCGTGCGTGTGTTCAACCGCGAACCGGTACTTGGACCGGATGGAAACGCGACCGACTATCTGCCCGCCACATGGGAATTGTTCGAAGAACAGAGTCTGCCCGGCTCGCTTGAAAAACAGTGGGTCTCGATCGACACGGGTAGCGTAACGATCGGGGTCATCCCGCTTGTGCCATTTACCACAGGACGTCGCATCGGGTCAGCATGGCAACTGGCGCCATCAATGCAGGATTGCGTCGATCTGCAGATTGAATTGTATCAGCAGGAAAGCGGCCTCAAAAACATCAAGGAGTCGAGCGCCTTTCCGATGGTTTCGGGCAATGGCGTGGCACCTGTCATCGGACCTGACCAAAAGCCACTTCCTATCAAAATCGGACCCAAGACCGTTCTGTACGCCCCGCCGCGGGAAACGGGCGCGGTAGGCCACTGGATGTTCATCGAACCAGCAGCGACGTCAATGACGTTTTTAGCGTCCGATATTCAGGAAACGATTCAGCAACTCCGCGAGTTGGGCCGGCAGCCGTTGACCGCTCAAACGGGAAACCTGACCGTCGTCACCACAGCCTTCGCCGCGCAAAAGGGCAACTCTGCGATTCAGGCGTGGGCGTTGAACCTTAAAGACTCCTTGGAGAACGCGTTTTCGATCACCGCTAAATGGCTCGGCGAAACACAGGAAGCCGAAGTCGACATCGATACCGACTTCGACGTTGGTCTAAATGACGACAAGGACCGCGATACGCTCGTGGCCATGCGAGCGGCTAACGATATCTCGCAGCGCACCCTATGGCTGGAAATGCAGCGGCGCGCGGTGTTGTCGCCAGATTTCGACGCCGACGACGAAGAGACGGCGCTCATGAACGAAATCCCGAGCGAACCGCCTTTAGCCACTACATCGTTCACGGGCGAACCTCTCCTGCCGCCCGGTCCGAAACCACCCGTACCTGCCAAAGTCGGTCCGAAAGCACCGGCTGCGGCTTAATGTGGCGATAGGCCACGCACCAAGGGGCGAAAGCCCGGAAGGAACTACCAATGAAGTTGAAACTTGACGCTGAAGGCCATGTCGTTGTCACCGACGGAAAACCCGTTTACGTGCATGACGACGGAAAAGAAGTGGCTTTCGACGCTGCCGGCGCCGTTGGCACGATCGCTCGCATCACCGACGAATCCAAGAAGTACAAGGAACGCGCGCAGACCGCCGAAGCCGCGACCAAGGCATTCGAGGGAATTGAAGACGCCGAAGCCGCTCGCAAGGCACTCGAAACCGTCAAGAACCTGAAAGACGGCGAGTTGGTCACGGCCGGTAAGGTCGAAGAGATCAAGGCGGCGGCTGCCAAGGCTGCGCAGGAACAGGTGACCGCGGCGGCAAAAGCCAGCGCGGAGAAGATTGCCGAACTGGAAAAAACCACCAGCACGCTGCAGACGTCGCTTTATGACGAGAAGATCGGCGGTTCGTTTTCCCGTTCCAAGTTCATCACGGACAAGGTGGCGATTCCTGCCGACCTGTTGCAGGCGCAGTTCGGTCGTAACTTCAAAATCGAGGACGGCAAGATCGTCGCCCGCGATGCGGCTGGCAACCCGATCTATTCCCGCGCCAAGCCGGGCGAGATCGCCGACTTTGACGAAGCCCTGGAAACCATCATCGGCGGCTACGCCCACAAGGACGCTATCTTGAAGGGCACCGGCAATTCCGGCAGCGGCGCGCGGGATCCGGGTGGCAGCACCGGTGGCAAGACCATGAGCCGGGCGGCGTTCGAAGCGCTCGACGCCGGCAGCAAGCAGAAAGCCGTGACGGTCGATAAGATCGCCATCGTTGACTAGCATTCGAGACCGTTGACAATCTACCTAAAACGTAGTAAGGTTACATTGTAGGACATGGGTGACGTGGTGCCGATAGGGCTTCACGTCACCGGCTGAATAGCCCGTTCCGAAAATTGCACCCCATCGCAAACAGGAAAGGGCCATTCAGTGGCTACTTCGAATACCCTCACGGGGATTATCCCCGTAGTCTATGAAGCTCTCAACGTCGTGTCGCGTGAAATGGTCGGTATCATCCCGGCCTGTAAGCGTGACGCAAGCGCGGCACGCGCCGCCGTCGGTCAGACTGTTCGTTCTCCGGTCGGCACCGCCGGTCCGCTTGAGGACATCGTCCCCGGTCAGTACCCCGCCAACACTGGCGGCACGACCGTCGGTTACAAAGACATCGTCATCACCAAGTCGAAGGCGTCCCCGGTCCTGTGGTCCGGCGAAGAGCAGCTTTCGGTCGGCGATTCGTTGAACCCGGTCATGGTTGACCAGTTCGCCGAAGCCATGCGTAACCTGACCAATTCGATCGAGGCCGATCTTGCCTTGACCGCGGTCACGCACGCATCCCGCGCCTACGGTACGCCCGGCACTGCGCCGTTCGGCACCGCTGGAGACCTTTCGGACACTGCGGGCGTTCTGCAGATTCTGGAAGACAACGGCGCACCGAAGGGCGACCTCCAGCTTGCCCTTGGCTCCAAGGCCATGAACAACCTGCGCGGCAAGCAGAACGTGCTGTTCAAGGTCAACGAAGCCGGTTCGTCCGACATGCTGCGCAACGGCATGACCGATCGCTTGCAGGGCTTCGCGCTCCGCAATTCGGCGGGTCTCGCGGCGCATACCGCGGGCACCGGTGCCAGCTACGTCTACAACGGCACGACCGCTGCGATCGGCGATACGGTCATTCCGGCCGATATCGGCACCGGCACCATCTTGGCCGGCGATACCGTGACTTTCGCTGGTGACACCAACAAGTACGTTGTGGTCGGCGCGCTCACAGGCGGTTCGTTCACCATCGCGAAGCCCGGCTTGCTTAAAGCCCCGGCGGATGAAACCGCGATCACGGTTGGCGCGGGCTACTCGCCGAACGTGGCGTTTGCTCGCAGCGCGCTCATCCTCGCGGCTCGCGCTCCTGCGCTGCCGATGGGTGGCGACATGGCGGATGATCGCACGCAGATCACCGACCCGGTAACCGGCCTCGTGTTCGAACTGGCGCTCTACCGCATGTATCGCCAGGTCAAGTACGAAGTCTCGATGGCTTGGGGCACGGCGTCCGTCAAGGACGAACACATCGCTCTGCTCGCCGGCTAACGCCGACACGCAAAGAACTACCGGGGCGGTACGCCGCCTCGGTTTCATATCAATAACTGCGGAGCCACCTGTGCCTAATACCATTCCAATGACGCACGTTGATACGGGCAAGACCGCAGACGTCCACCCGAATGAAGTCGATAACATGAAGCCTTACGGATGGCGCGTATCCGTTCCAGCGGTGGTGCCGCCTCCCCCGCCTGCCCCCGAAAAGCCGAAACTGAGCCTGCCGCCCAAGAAGGATTAATCTGATGCCCGTAACCCTTGTCGTCGAAGACGGGACGGGCCGCAGCGACGCGAATGCGATTATCGCGCTTGCGTCCTTCAAGACGTATTGCGACGACCGCGGCAAAGACTACTCGGCGTTTTCCGACGAGCTTCTGAGCGAAGCGATCATTCGTGCCAGTGCGTTCATGGTCAACGCCTACGTCTGGCAAGGTCAAAAGATCAATCGTCGGCTCCAGACGATGCCGTTTCCGCGGTACGCCGTCACTGATCGCGAAGGTTGGCCGGTTCTCCCGACTGAAATCCCACACGAATACACCGACGCGTGTTGCGAGATTACGCTGTACGAGGCGACGAACCCCGGCGGTTTGAACCCGACGGTGGTGCAGTCCGACCTCGTCAAGGTCGAACAGGTCGGTTCGATCCGCGTTGAGTATGCGCGACTATTCAATTCCGCGTCGGAAGCGCGCCCGACGCTCTTGATCGTCAACGATTTGCTATGGCCGTTCCTCGGTGCCGGCCAAGGTCAGTACCTTTCCGGCGTAGCGCAGCGAGTCTAGCCCATGGCCGGTCGATTCAATTACGCAGGCGTCACGCTCACGGCGCAGACGTTGATCGATCGTTTCGGTCAGACCGGCGCGCTCCGTCGCCAGGTATCGGATGGCGACCCGTTCAATCCCGTCCTGACCCCAACTGATTACCCCTGCACGTTCGCAGTGCTGCAATACGCGAAAAAAGACATCAACGGCACGCTGATCCTCGAAACGGACCAGATGGTCTACTTGTCCACGGCCGGCTTAAGCGTGACGCCGGAAACGACTGACCAGTTGATCGTGGGTGGCGCGCCGCTGACCGTGGTGAACGTGACGCCGCTCGCACCAGCGGGGACCGTGGTTTACTACGAGTTGCAGGTGCGCAAGTGAGCGCCCCCGGCACACTCGACCTCGAAAAGATGGCGGACCAGTGGGAGCCGCGGCTGCGCGATGCGTTCCTTGCGGCCATCCGCAACATTCA